TCTGTCATCATTACCCGTAAAGAATATAATAAGGTTATCTAAGTTTGCTTTGTACTCCGTACCAGAAATGCTAATACGTCCACTCTGCAAGAACTCTAAGAACATTCCATCAGCGGAATGTTGTGTCTTGTCCCATTCGTCAAGCAATAAGACAACACGTTTATCTTTAGATTCTTTTATAGCAAGTAGTACTTCGCAATCTCTTGCACTAAATCCAGACGTTGTAGTTTCGTCTGGTACATACTTCTGTACGAAATCATCCCATTCATAATCTTTAAAGGCTTGCTTTACGTAGATGTTACATCCAAGTACTTCAGCAATCTTCTCCGGTAAGTAGGATTTTCCCGTACCTGCCTTTCCTCTAAGCATCGTAATAGACATAGGCTTTTTGTGTAGAGCGTTCTCGACTACGTCTGCGAACTCCTCTGTACAAAAATAACCTGTATCATTTAACCGCTTATGAAAGCTAGGTTGTTTTGTTTCGGACATACGTCCCTCCTGTATTGTAGTTTTCGTATATACTTATATGTACACACGTTTCTTTGTTACTCCATCAATAAAGAACCACTGCTCACGTTGTGTATCTAACCACACGTAGGGAGCATCAGCGCTTTCTTCCCATCTAAATTTTGAATAGTACCCACTGTCTTTACGTAATAGGTTAGACCTGTGAGTAGCGTGAAATACTTTGTCACCAAACCAATCGGGCATACGTACGTCATCTGTAATAATTTCGTAGCCCATTGTATGTCTGAAGCCACGTTCTAACCAGACTTCTGTATTCACATTGAAGTATTGTTGCAGTGCAGGTTCGTAACCTTTCCACATATGAACGATAGGATGATTAGCGTAACCTTTCTTTTCTGTACGTTGCATTAGTATGTTAAGTATGTGATACGTTTCGCTTCTCTGCTTACCTAAACGTTTGTTATCTAATACGTCTAAGCTTTCTTTAAAGTTTGGATAAGGTAAAAAAGTTTGCATTATAAATTATCTCCTGTGTACGTAGATACGTAGAGACTTACAATCAAATACAAGAAGGAAGATTTGATATGCTCTACGTCTACGGAGGCAAGTATTGCTACGTTGCAACTAGCGAAGTCCAAGTAACAATACAACCTATCTAATATCTAATAAGTAGTGATGTAAATAAAATTACGAACCAAATTGTAATGATGTAGAACATAGTATCACTTCCGAGAAAGTCAAATACTTTGTCTAACCATTCTAATACGTTGTAGAATGATTTCATTTCTTACTCCACGTTTGGTAAGATAACGTCGCTAAACAACCCATCATCATTGCTATAATGATTACGAAGAGTTCAGCAAATACTTTTACTAATTCAACTGTATACATATTGTATCTCCTTTAGTTACGTTTCTTTCTTTATGCTTCGTAAGTACGAAGCTGTCTTTACTACAAAATTTTTGTACGTTTGATTTCCTTATCATACGTTTTTACTTTTCGATTTCAAAGAAATCATCTGTCATTAAATCAAGTCTGTTATTTTCTGTTAACGTTTGTACCATAAATCTTACGTGCTCGCAATCTTTTAATTCTTTTCTTTTACCTCTAAAATAATATTTATTTTTATTTTCATCTGTAATTGTTTTGGGATTACGTTTTTTAGATTTAATAAAATAATCTCTGTTAAATGATTCAGCCTTTATTTTTAATAAGGCTTTATATTCGTAATATAAATAAATATGTGAATTAAATTTTTTGATAGTGTTGCGCATTCGGTTATTTATATTTCGTTAATTACTTCTGAATTAACTTCTTCTTCTTCTGTTACAACGTCCTCAGTCTCGTTGTCTAGACTCATTCCAAGCTCGTTTGCTTTCTTAGTCAAATGCTCTTGGTAGCTTTTCGCACTGTAACCCTCAGGAGTACGTGCGGTAAAAGTTGCGCTAAATTCTCGCAACTTCTTTTTGCCATCAATCCAAAAATGTTTGCCCTCAATAGCAAAAATTTCATTCTTGAATTGCGATACGAACTCTTTCTCAAGTTCGCTTATCTTACTCATAAAATCATTCATAAGTTCGCTATTACTTCCAGTCTTGTCGTTGCCGACCTGATAAGAAGTTATTGTTACGTTATGTGATTTTAACACATTAGAAACAAGAGTACAGATATACGCCTCGATTGTATCGAATTGTAAATTACCCATCATCTCATAGTTTACAGTCATTGACTGCATCTGTGTTGGTGTTAAGATTACGTTGTTTCCATTAACTTTATAGCCGTTAATAGTAGTAGGCTTGTTCGCTGTTACGTTGTTTTTCATATGTCCTCCGTAGGATATTTGAGAATACGCAACACTATCTGAATTTTTACGTTTATTTAAAACTGATATATTTAAGGGCTGTGCCATATTGAAATATAATACAATACTATTTAAATACCTAATTAATAATACTACGTTATGGTATTAATTACGTAAACGTTGCGCTGTTTCTATAGTCTATAATGCGCCACCAATAGCGCTAATTATAGACATCTTACGTACTCATACGTTACTATTAAAATACTATAATACTTGATTACGTAGCAAATTAGACATACTTTTTTTTCTGACGTTATGACATAAATTTCTACGTAGTGGCAGAGAATAATTTTAACCTAGAAAAACGTAGTGAAAAAATTTCAACGTAAAAATTCTAACTTGAAAACGTAGACAGGGGTGTGGGGGGTGTATAAAAGGGAGAGACACATAGTAATATAATTTTTTCAAATTTTTCTATATATATACTACGTATTAATATATTTATATATCTTATATATATAATCTTTATATATATAATCTTTATATATATAATATTAATATATACACAAAAAGAAATAAATCAAGAAAAAACTTTATAACTATCACATTATTTTATAATTTACATCTCAACTTAATGAGGATTAACGTAATGGATATAAAATCATTTAAAAAAAGATACTTAGATAGGGTAAACCCAAGTTACCTAATGTTTAATAAATCAGAACTGCAAAGCGAATTATACAAAGTTCTTAAGTCTAACGAAGAGCTTACTTGGTTTATAAAGAAGATGGCAGACGATACAGAAAGTGTATGAACGTAAAATTAAAGGTAAACGTGAGTTTGTCTTTAAAAGTAAGAAAGAGTTTAAAAAACATTTTCCGAATGAACTACTTGAGAAAGATTGGCGCACCGCACGTAATGGGTCTTATGTATTAACTGACGACAAACAGGTAGTTAAGATATTAAGTAGAAAAGAACTTAAGAATAAAAAGAATAGCTACTACGTGCGCACGTTACTTGGTTTGCGTAAAACTAATAGTAAACAAACATTAGATGGTAAGCCAAAGAAAAATATATATTCATTTTCTTCTGACAAAACAAGTGAAGAGATTGTAAGAGAAAGAAAGATACCAACCAATAAAGAAACTTTATTTGCTAGATACGTTGCAAATGGGGAAGATGTTGTGCAATCTTACTTAAAAGTATTTAAAACAAATAACGAAAGTATAGCCAAGCAACAATCAACAGTATTGCTAAAGCAAGAGAGGATTATAAGTATGATAAGCAAAGAGAATGTAGAATCTTTAGACAAGATAGGAATAAATAGAGACTATCTATTTGAAAGAACTAAAGACGTAATAGAAAACCTAGAAGGTAAGGACTCTGACAAGCTACGTGCTATTGAATTGCTAATGAAAATAAAAGATATGTTTCCAAAAGAAGAGAAACGTGAAGCACTTACAGTATTTCAAGGCTTCTCACGTGATGAATTAAAAAAATTAAAGAAAGCAGACGAAATAAAACAAATAGCACACGCAGAAAACGTCTTGGAAGAGACCAATGAGTAGATTTAGATTTAGAAATAAGAATAAAAACAAAATAAAACCTATTGATTACGCATTTGGTACGTTAAAACACAACTATGAAGAACTAACTAGCACTGAACCTTGGAAAAAGATAAAGTATTCAACATTATAAGCTCTCCGTCCGAGCTATCTGAGAAAGAAGAGATACTTTCACGTTGCTATAACGACCTTATTTACTTTGGACGTGCGTTTTTACCTAATGATTTTTTAAATAAGAGTCAATCACCGTCATTCCACTATGAAGTAGCTAAGAAACTTATAACAACAAAGCCGGGCGCACGTGTTTGTAACATAATGCCTAGGGGTTTTGGTAAGTCTATACTTGCAAAAGCAGCTATACTACATAAAATATGCTTTGCTCCGGCAGAAGAACGTAATTTTATAGCTTGGGTAGCAGAAGAACAAGGTCAGGCAATAGACCACTTGAAGTATATACGTAATCATTTAGAGTCTAATAGGTCTATTCAGTACTACTTTGGTCAATTAGCAGGTGATTTAGCTGGTAAACGCTGGACAGAGAAAGATTTAGTAACTTCTAAGGGAGATAGAATAATTGCAAAAGGTACTAGTCAGAGATTACGTGGACGTACAGAAATAGATGTAAGGTATACTGGCATCATACTAGACGACTTTGAATCAGAGTTAAATACCAAAACACCAGAACGTAGGTCAGAAATAAAAAAATGGGTTGTATCTACTGTATATCCAGCACTAGAAGAATCTCCCGGACGTGAGGGTTGGATATGGTTATCTGGTACGATTGTACATTTTGATAGTTTTTTACAAATGACAATAGATGGATTTAATGATGCAAAGGTAAATAATGAAAAATATCCTTGGGATTTAAACTTTTATAGAGCTATAGAAAACGAAAAGCCTATATGGGAAGAGCAATTCCCTTTAACTAAACTAGAACGTAAGAAGTCTGAGTTTGCTGAAGCGGGTATGTTAAACAAGTTTGCTCAAGAATATATGAATGATGCACGTGATGCGTCATCAGCTTCGTTTAAAATAGATAGAATTAAATATCATAACGGTGTATTTAAAAGTGAAGATAGGTT